GGCGCAGCTTCAGCCGCCGCTAACACTTTTGCTGGCAAACTAGCCAAGTTAAAGGTAGCAGCCGACTCAGCCAAGGAAAGTATTGGCGCAGGGCTTGTTGAAGCCATTATGCGTATTAGCGGTGCAACAGATATTGACCAATTACAAACTAAAATTATTAATTTCGGTGAGTCTGCCTCTAAAACTTTAGTCACAATAGGGGACGCAATAAGGGAAAACATTGTTTTAATTAAATCCTTTGCTGCACTTTTAATTGCTGCCTTTACAATCAATAAGATTGCTGCCTTTATTGTTTCTTTAGAGGCAATTGTTAAAACAGTTAAGACCCTTAGAAATGCTTTATTAGCAGCTGCGGTTGCTAGAAACTTCCTTTTTAATCCTCTAGGCGCAGCCGCTTTAACCGCTGGCATGTTTGCAGCAATTGGCTTGTTGATTAAAGGCGTGGACGCAATCAGCGAAAAGGCTGATAAAGCTACAAATAATCTTAATAGCATGTTTGCCGCCGGTGGTTCAATGGCTGGGGGCGATCAAGGCGGTGCGGCTAAATTTGCTGAGGGTGCAGCTGCTAGAGCTGCCAAGGAAGCCAAGGCTGCCGCACTTGCCCAATTAAAGGCAACAAACGCTCAGACTAAAGCAATCAAAGATCAGGCTAAACTTAAAAAGGCAAGTGGCTTACTTGATATGGAACAAATCCAAATCATGGCTGCATTGCAGAATCAGTTGACTGAGGACGAGAAACTTAGACTATCTTTGCAATTAGCATTGATTACAGAAAACGCAGCTGAAGCAGATCGTTTAAGCAATCAACTTGCCCTATCTCAATTACAGACAACAGGATTAGCCAAGGCAATAGGAAATCTACCACCTGCCTTAAATCCTTTACAGGATTATCCTTCATACATTAAAAAAGCAATTGATGATATTTCTTTAGTTCAAGACGCACTTAACAAACTTAAAGCACCAAGATTAACAGTTATTGTAGACACCGTAACAACCGGCGGCGGTGGCGGCGGTGGCGGCGGTGGCGGTGGTGGTGGCGGCGGTGGTGGTGATACTACTATTGCAAACCCAACTACAACAGTTTCTGATTGGGCAACTTGGAGAGCTGGAGAGCGCGATACAACAGTTAACTCAACTGCCAACATGTTAAATTCACAACTACCTGATTGGCAAAGTTTTAGAGCTGGAGAGCGTGCAAGCATAAACGTAACCGTTCAAGGAAATGTAATTAGTGACCGTGATCTAACTGACTCTTTACGCATGGGTTTACTAAATCAAAGTGCTTCAGGTTCTTTCACTATGTCAAATAGAGCAACTAGAGGCGATTAATGGGTTTACCGGCAACTCTTAATGTTTCTTTAGATTTTTCAACAGGCGCAACTTTTGGAAATCCTTTTATACTTGATGACCCTTCAGACGGTTTATTAGACAGCGGTATTTTAGCTTCCTCAGAAACACCTGCTTTAATTGCCGATTTAACAGATGTGGCAAGAAAAATAAGCATTAGACAGGGTCGCAATTTAATCAGGGATACTTACGAGTCAGGTTTTGCAACTGTTCGCTGCTACGACCCAACAGGTGCGTTCAATCCTCAAAACGTAAGCTCTCCTTATTATGGTCAATTAACTCCTTTAAGAAAACTCAGAATTTCTGCAACCCATAACGGCGACACTTATTACTTGTTTAGTGGATACACAACCGATTATGTGTATTCATACGATCAAGGCGAAAACGTATCTTATGTAGATATAAACGCTTCAGACGCTTTCAGGCTTTTTAATCTAGCCGCTATTACAACCATAACAGGACAAGCCGCGGGGCAAGATACCGGAACAAGGATTGAAAAAATATTGGATACCGTGGACTTCCCTGTTTCCATGAGATCAATCTCAATAGGCAATTCCCTGACTCAAGCGGACGCTGGGGCTTCAAGAACTTCCCTTTCAGCTATAAAAAATTGCGAATTTTCAGAGCAAGGTGCTTTTTACATAACCCCCGAAGGCAACGCCATATTTAAAAACCGAACTGAAGTTATTGATAGCGCGGGAGATACGCCTATTGAATTTAATCAAACTACTGGAATTCCATATAAAAATTTAAAGTTTGCTTTTGATGATAAATTAATTGTAAATCAAGCAAACATAACCCGCCTAGGCGGCACGACTCAGGTGTTTATTGACGCAGATAGCGTAGCGACCTACTTCCCTCACTCAATCACTAGCTCAGACTTGGTGGTTGATACCGACGTTGAGGCAGCCAATATTGCCGCCATTTATGTAAATACGAGGTCAGAAACGACCATTAGAATAGATGAAATGACAGTTGACCTTTTAGACCCTAATGTCCCTACCGATACAATTCTAAACATTGATTATTTTACAAATGTTCTTATTACCAACTTACAGCCGGACGGTTCTACGATTACAAAGAACCTTCAAGTTCAGGCAATAGCTTGGGAAATAACACCTTCCACATGGCTTGGAATTTTTGGGACTCAAGAGCCTTTGGTTGATGGTTTCATTTTGGACAATACTTATTATGGTCAGTTAAATGACGATATACTTAGCTACTAGGGGGATAAAAATATGGCAGCAGGATTAGGCTTTAAAACGTTTACGACTGGCGAGGTATTAACAGCCGCTAACGTTAATGGTTATTTAATGCAAGGTGTTTTAGTGTTTACAAATGCAGCGGCTCGCGACGCGGCAATCACTTCACCGCAAGAAGGACAGTTTGCATTTACTAAAGATAATGATTCTTTATGGTATTACTCAGGTTCAGCTTGGGTTGCTTCAGGTGCAACAGGTGACATTGAAGGGGTAACAGCTGGAACAGGTATTAGTGGTGGTGGTACTTCCGGAACAGTAACAATTACTAACTCAATGGCAACTGCAATTGACGCTAAAGGTGATTTAGTTGCTGGTACAGGTGCAGACGCATTTAGTAGATTAGCAGTCGGGTCAAATGGAACTGTTTTAACTGCTGATAGTGCTGAAGCAACTGGATTAAAATGGGTTGCAGCCGCAAGCGGTGGTGGTATGACGTTATTGTCAACCACAACTCTTTCAGGTGCGACAACTACGATAAGTAGTATTGACCAAACTTATACAAATTTATTCGCTATTATTACAAATATGCAAAACAATACTGCCGACGGTAATTTTAGAATAGCATTAAACGGAACTGCAAACAGTCATGATTCAGTTTGTGTAAGAGCCGAGCAAACTTCAGGAACTACTGCTATTACCGGTACTTTTAATGATTACATAATCACGCCAACAGTTTTATCGCGAGGAAATGGAACTAATACACTTATTCTTTTATTACCAGGGTATTCAAATACTGCCAACGCTGTTTTAAAAACATACAATTTATTTGGTAGGTATAGAAGTACAAACACAACAGCAATAAATCTTTCAGGGGGTTATGGAGATACAGTCGGAATTACTTCTATTGCATTTTCCAATTCTGGTGGAACTTTTACCCAAGGAACAGTCCTACTATATGGAGTCAAATAATGAGTAATCCAATGATAAGAATACACGATTTAGCGACCAATGAAATTATTGATAGGGAGATGACCGACGAGGAAGTTGAACAACTCAATTATGTATCACCAAAAGTTGCAAAAGAGCGCGCTGAGGAAGCAAAAGCAATTGCTGAAAGAGAAGCACAAAAACAACTAATTCTTGATCGTCTTGGCTTAACAGCCGAGGAAGCATCTTTACTTCTTTCTCAATGAAACCTTGGTTATCAAAAGCTGCGGTTCAATTAAGAAATCAAATAGATGATTCTTTTGAGTCGCGGCTTCGTTCAAGTGACGGGTGGATTGCTGATCTACGGCACTTGTCTAGTGGAAAGCCGTCCGACCATGTTCCCGAAGCGAAAACGGGCTGCGTCCGCGCAATTGATGTTGACGCTCGCCTTTCTGACAACAAAGGGGATTCAGCATATTTGGCAGATCAGCTTAGACAGTACGGGAAAACTCACGGACGTATATCTTATGTAATTCACTTGGGGCGCATTGCTTCGCCGGTACTTGGGTGGCGTTGGAGAAAATACCGTGGATTTTCGCCCCATAATCACCACATACATATTAGTTTTAAAAAAGATCAAGACAACAATTCAGAGTTTTTTAACATACCGTTACTAGGGGGTAGCAATGAATAAAAAGACATTAGCAATTATTGAGTCATACGGACGCAGCGCGTTTGTTTGCCTTGCAACTGTTTATGTAACTAATCCAACAGGTACATTTTCAGATATTTGGAAAGCATTTTTAGTTGCTTTTGCCGCACCTTTATTGAGAGCTATCAATCCTAATGATGAGGCTTTTGGCATAGGCAGTAAAAAGTAATGACAGCCCTTGAGTGGGCTGGCTTTGCTGCTGGAATTACCACAACATTAATAGGAGTGCTGGCTGGGTTACGCTGGCTGGTAAAGGGTTGGTTAAATGAACTTCGTCCCAACGGGGGTAGCTCAATGAAAGATCAACTTACAGCTCTACAAAAAGAAACAACACACCTTTCTGATCGGATAGATGAACTCTTTATTGTCATAACAAGGAAGTAAACTTAATCATGGCACAAAAGAAAAAGCGCAAAGTTACTAGGCGAGTAGGCAAGTACCAACATGACAAGATCATGTCAAGACTTGATTGTTACGCTATTAGTGTGCGTGAATATTATTTGTCGCTTAGGCGAGCAGGGTTTCCCGTAGATCAAGCTCTTGGAATAATCAATGACAGGAACTCTTATCCTGAGTGGTTAATCCCTGAGTCACCTGATTTCAACCCCGTCAACCCTGACCATGACCCCTACGACGACGAGGACTAAAATTAGCGTTAAAAGAATTGCCTTTATTTCAGACCTTCAAGCCCCATTTATAGATGAAAAAAGCGTGAAAGTAGTGGGAAAGTTTCTAGCTAAATGGAAGCCTCACCAAACAATACAAATAGGTGATGAGATTGACCTTCCTCAGCTTGGCGGATTCAACGCCGGAACAATTGACGAAATGGTTGGAAACTTAGA